CAATTCCAAAAACATGGGACAGACTTTTATCGATGGCATGGAATATGTCTTTGCTAATTGGCAAAAACCAAAGAAATTCAGCATTCATACTATAAAAGACTACGTAGGAAATACAATGCTTGATGGTCATACTGGATTTACCTTTGATAAGATTGATAAAGAAGCCTTACAAAAGAAGATTGACGCGGCGATGGATTTTCATTAATACAATTCCAATAAAATAAGTTGTCAAATTCTGACAACTCTGTTAGACTTATGCTTATGGTTACAATTCACGTACTAAATATCGAAGGCAAGGGAACGTTACCCATTCACGGAGACGGAAAAACTGAATCACTCGCCGCTGGCTATGACATAGTGGCAGTCGATGATCCAACAATAGTTGGAGAAGTTGGCCGTACTCTCAAATTGGAAGATGGAACAGAAATTCCTCTCTACAAGAACATCAGCTACCTCGAATACCACACGGCACTCAAGGTTCAACCATTACATAACAATTATGGCGAATATCACCACATTGACATGCATCCTCGATCTTCCGTTCGAAAATACAATCTTGTTCTTGCCAACAGTGTTGGATTAATTGACAATGACTATCGGGGCGAGATTCTTGTATCATTCAAATATATCTTTCAGCCCGAAGACTACGTTATCGAATTCGAGGAACTTGAGAAGGGGTATAAACCAACAGGACTGTTAGGTGGAATTAATTGGACAAAAATTTACCGAAAAGGAGACAAAATTGCCCAATTGGTTGCTGAGAAAACCAACCCTGTAAACTATGTCTTTGTCAGTGAACTGACTGCTACAGCCAGGGGAGAAAGCGGACATGGTTCAACTGGCCAACACGCACCGCCAGTGGAAATTCCCGGAGGTCTTGCTGACATTTACAACAAGGCGGGCGGTATTCCTGTCAAAAAAAGATACATTGATCAAGTTAAAGAACGTGAACACCTAGATAATACAAGTCGTCATACATCTAATGCTCCCACATTATCGACTGGAATTAGAGAAAGAAAACCATGAAAAAAGTAGTTACCGAAAAAGTATTGGAAGAAGCAAATTACTTTTGCGACAAACACCCAGACAAAGAATGTTTCTCCGAAGTAAAAACTGCTAGTTGGTATGGTAGCAACTTCGACATGACAGGGTGCGAGTTCCACCTGTGCGACGAATGTCTAGAAGAACTATACAAAGAGTTTCAACAGAAATATGGCGTAAAGCCACATGACATCGAAATATGAGTAAAGTAACGAAACTGCCCGATGGTTCTGCATTTTGTACAGCTACCATCATGTCAAAAAAGGAAGCCATGAAGATTCCTCTCAAAAAAAGACCAATTTGCTTTCGCATTTCATCTGAAATGTATCATGCGGTATTCGAAGCCATCGGAGAAGCTTCTATGTGCTGGAATCCAAGACCCAGTAAAGAAGTTTTTGCATCGGAAGAAGCATCTGACGTTGCTCTAAGACTGTGTTTCAAAATTGCTGACGAACTCGAAAAGAAAAAGAAGTAATATGAACATTTTTGAGGGGTTTTGAGTTTCGCTTGATATTTATTGTTATGAGCAAACAGCGAAAAACCGTTAATATTACGCACGATGTCTATAAACAATTGAAGAACTACTGCGATAAACGAGGATTGAAAATACGATGGTTGCTCGAAGAAATCATAGCAAAATATATTAATGAAAATCAATTGTAAACAATGCAAAACGGAATTTTCCATTACTCCGTCCAGATTTAAAGATGGCGAAGGAAAATTTTGTTCTAAAATATGTTATACCAATTATCAACACCACCAAGATATTGCCAGTGTTATTAACCATCATTGTCTAGTTTGTGGTAAGGGAATGCGGTTGACTCCATATTTGAGGCAAATGAACAGAAATTGTTGTTCTATTAAATGCCAACACGAATTGCAAAAGAAAAGAGTGACCAGAACGTGTTTGACTTGTAAAAAGAAATTCGAATGCAATCCCCGCAGAAATAAAACTTTTTGCAGTCTTAAGTGCAAAGAAAACCAATTTAAGCGAGAACTAATATGTGAACAGTGCCACAATAAATTTATAGCGTCTATCCGCCAACGGGGGCGTGGGCACGAACATTATTTTTGTTCCAATGAATGTAAGTTTATATGGTGCAAAGGAAAACCACACCCGAAAATGTCTGAATGGATGGGTAAAAATATTGCCAACGGAATGTTCATTCCCATTGCTCAAGATTACGACCAAGGATATATTAAAAATAAATCTACAGGACTTTTAGAATTTTATGCGAGCAGTTATGAAAAAGAACGCATGAAACAATTGAACGAACAAAATGTTTCATGGACGAAAAACCATAAAATTAAAATACAATATAAAGATAAAATAGGTATTGCGAGAAATTATATTCCTGATATTTTAGTTGGTCGCCATACATTAGAAGAAATAAAACCACAGAAGATGTTGGCCCAGAATAATAATCCAGAAAAATTCGCAGCGGCAACACAGTATTGTAATAATCGAAATATAAAATTTAACATTTTAACAGAAAAGGAATTAGGAATAAAGATATGAGTAAACCAATATGTGTTCTTCAGTCGCCAATTTTTACACGTTCAGGCTACGGAGATTGGGCTATAGCCATTGCCAAAAGCCTTCTGCGCTATGGAAAATTCGACTTACATCTTGCACCTACCGTTTGGGGTGCATGTAGCCGAAAGAATTTAGAAGATGAGATCAAAGACCCAGAAGGAAAAGAATTGATAGATCGTGTGCTCAAAGGAAATCTTACTCGTCAGCCAGAGGTCTTTATGCAAATGACTATTCCGAGTGAATTTGCCACTCCTGCCAAATTCAATATTGGATGTACAGCATTCATAGAATCTACGGTTCCAAAACCAGAATGGATAGAGAAAATGAACCGAATGGACTGGAACATTGTTTTATCGCAATTTAATAAAGACGTAGCAATGGGAGCCAATTACACAAAGAAGAATCCCGATGGCACTACCGAACCACTAAAAATCAACAGGCCAATGGATGTTCTATTCTGGGGTGCAGACACTCGTATCTATAAGAAGACTAATGAAAAGGTAGCAACCTTGGAAGAAGTTATGAAAAATGTCCACGAATCATTCGCATTTTTATTCGTAGGGCAATGGACCGCTGGCAACATCCGTGCAGATCGCAAGGCCATCGGATGGCTTATTAAGACGTTTTCCGAAACATTTGCAGATATGGATAATCCGCCTGCTCTTATCCTTAAGACAAGTGGCGCACAACTATGCGTCATGGACAAGTATGACTGCATAAACAAAATCAATGATGTTACAGGAATGGTGAAGCAAACCAAACCCAACGCCAAACTTCCAAACGTTTATCTGCTTCACGGAGAATTAACTGATATTGAAATGAATGCCTTATATAATCATGAAAAAATAAAGGCAAATGTTTCGTTTACGCACGGGGAAGGATGGTGTACTTTGGAAGATACACCAATTATTACTAAAGAGGGACTGAAAAACATAAAGGATGTTACAAATAAGGACGAGGTATTTACTCATATTGGACGATGGAAACAGGTAACATCGTCATTATCTCGATATTATACGGGGGAAATGAAAAAAATATCTGTTTATAATGGAATTAACACCGTACAATATCAATTTACACCAAATCACAATTGTTATGTTTATCGAAATGACAAGTTACAATGGA